AGGTGGTGCGGATCTCTCCGGTGTCGGGATCAACCGTCTCCTCTCCGCGACCGAATTCCATGTCCTCGATGACGAGGTAGCCGAATTTTGATCGGCAATATGGCAAGCCGAAGGGACCGCCATCCTTGAGGAACTTGATGTAGCCCTTGGTGGCGAGGACGCTGATCCGCTCGCGGATGGTGGAATTACCGCCGAGACCGACCTGGTTCTCAAATTGCTCGGCGAATTGCGCGCTGGTGTAGAGACGACCCTCGACGGCTTCCTCGGCCAGTTGCGTCAGAATGACATCGTGCCGGCGAACGCGCTCTGCATCCAGCTTGCGGCCGATTTCCTGCCTGACCAGGCGTTCGCCTTGGCGGTCGAGTTCGATCCAGGCGCCGTTGCGCTTATCGACCAGCATCGGTTCCAGAGCTGGCCCATTGCGCAATTCCACATGCAATTCACGCCCGGTCTTTTCCTCATCCGGGCGGAACAGGATCATGCCGGAGGTGTAAAAGCCGCGCAGGGCGCTGGCACCGGAGAGCGACAGGAAGGGATCGTCCTTCACTTGCTGCTTGCTGAGCTTCTTGGTGTGGTGCGCCAAAATGACGCCGGCCTCCGGCGCCACCATGTCGCGAAGTGCCTCCACCCGGCTCTGCAGAAAGAACAGCATGGCGCCGTTGTCGTTTTCCCCTTCGCCCTCGGGGCCGCCATCAAACAGGTTGCGGATCGGGTCGATGCAGATGATGTCGGGCGGTGCATCAGGGAAAGCGCTGCGGATGCCGGCGGCCACAAGTGGCACGCCTTGTTCGTCGAGCAGCATGCGAAGCTTTGGCGTGACTACCAGCGTATCGCGCGCCCTGGACAGGATCGCCGGATCAAGCCGAAGCTGCTGCAAGCGTTCGCGCAGGTAGTGGTATTGGATCTCGGCCTGGAGGTAGAAAACCCTCAAGGGGCGTGGCGCGGTAAAACGCAGGAATGGTGCGCCAGCGGCGGCATGGATCAGCAGGCTGATCAGGAAATCGGATTTGCCGACCTTGGGCGCACCGCCCAGCACAAGCATGCCGCCCGGCGTCAGCACGCGCGGCCCGATCAGGTCATCAGGCATGGGCGAGGTATCATCCAGCAGGGCGCCAAGCGGGTAGGATGCGATTTCGGCTGGCGGTGCTTCGGCACGCAGCGTCGCGGGCCCGTTGCGCGTGACATGTCGCGCCCAGATGGCGTCAGCCTCGGCCTTGAGCCGCTCCAGTGGCCATGTCGGGCGCAGACAGGCCGCGTTGTAGCCGCAGATGGCTTCCCAGCCCTCGTCGGGCGTCATGCGCCCTTCATGCACCTGGCGGATGAAATGCCCGATGGCGGCACTGGCGCCCTGAAAGCGCGTCCAGGCGTCCTGGGCGCCCTCACGCACGGGTGTGGTGAGGATGGCGTCCAGCCCTGGCCTATCGGCCTGTGCGCCAGCCTGTGGCCGATCCTGGCCCGGCAGAAAGGGCATGGCGGCAATGGCCTCGGCGAAGTCGCCAAGGTCCAACTCCCGTTCGGGGTTGTGGGCGCGGATTGTAACGATGCGTTCCGCGCCCGCTTTGCGATAGACCGTGCCGGGAACGCGGATGGGCTGATGGGCGGAGCGGAAATGCGGATCGCCACCGACCTTATCGGCGATCTCACCGCGCAAGGCGCAAAGCCGCGCAAGCTCTGCCTCCTCTGCCGGTTCCGTCAGTTTCCACCAGACATGCAGCTTGGCCGCGCCTTCGGCGGTGCGCCCACCGCTTTCGACAATCAGCGTTGGTTCGCCAAGGTGCTGCAACAGGTGGGAAAGCTTCGCCGCGATATCCCCGGTATCGAGATCCACCACCACCGCCTGCATTTGCAGCACATGCTCGGCGCGCGCCTGGCCGTGCTCTGCGACCGTGCCGGGGATAACATAAACGGCACTGCCTTCGCGCGCGGCCCAGGCGGCATAGGTGGCGAGCAATTCCGGCGCGGTGGCATCGGCGGGGATCCAGATATTGTGCGGCTTGATCGTCAGCCCTTGCCCCTGATCGACAAAGCCGCGCACCGGGATCAGCCCTTCGCAATAGCTGAAGGCCACCGACAAAAAGCAGGCGATCTGTTCCAGATCCGGTACAGCAGGTGTTGGGATCGAATGCCCAGCGTCGGGAAGTCGGTCCTCCAGCACCGGCGCGGCATCGTTGAAATCATCCCAGCGCATCATGCCGGCTGGTCCCAGCAGCGCTTTGCCCAGGGGCAAAAGCGGCATTCGAAATGATCGGAGGCCAGCGCAATGCGCGGCAGCAATTCGCCGGCGTCACTGGCCCGCAGGATACGCACCGCGCGGTCTGACATGCGCTGCGCCAGTTCCGCATTGAACGGCACCAATTCATGATGCAGTTCGGCGGTATCCTTGTTGATGGCGGTGAACAGCGCCGGGTTATCCGCGACACCCGGAATGGCCGCGTCCATATAGGCTTGGTAGATCGCGACCTGCGCGGCATAGATCGGCTTGGCGGCCGCCACACCCTTGGTGGCTGTTTCACGCCAGGCCTTGGCGTTCATGGTCTTGCATTCCCAAAGCGCTGGGAACGCCATGCCGGGAATGTTGGGCCCGCCGGCGATCACACCATCGACATGGCCGCGAATGCGCCCGCCCACGATGGAAAAGCCGAACTGCGGTGCTTCGGGCTGATCGCCCTTGCGTGTGAACAGCTGAAAGCCTGCGCCGCGCAGCCAGGCCACGGCCAAATCCTCCAGCGCATGGCCGATGGCAAAGATGCGGAGCAGCCTGCCGTCAAAGCCGGCACCTTCATCCTTGGGGGACTGCAGGTATTCGAATTGCAGCGCACGCTCACAGGCATGACCAAGGCGCGAGCCACCCAGATAGCTACGCGGCGCCTGGGCAGCGTTGTCCTGCTCCAGCGCGGTATCAATCGCGGCGTTGATCACAAGGCCAGCTTGGCTGCTGCTGTTGAAATCCAGCATCAGAAGGGTATCTCCCCGATTTCCTGCCGGGCGCTGGCCCGCATGGCGTCCTGAAAGGCGCCGACCGCGACCTCGATCAGCGTCAGCACCTGGGCCTCGTTCAAATCGCAAAGGCGCGTGTTCCAGCCGATTTCGTGCATGGCCTCGCCCAGGTTGCGCATGGCAGCGCGCATGGCGGCTTGTTCCTGTTCGGACAGATCAACCATGGCGGGCGATCTCCGCGCCAAGCGCGACCAAAAGCCCTGGCAGGCCATGCTGCAGAACATGACCGAGGGGCGGCGCTGTTTCTGCTTGACTGGGTCGAACCAGCCAAAGCCGAGTGCCGGGCGCGCGCAGACGGCGCAGGGGTATTGGGCGGCGCGCGTCATGGCTCATGCTGCCCTCGCCAGATTGGCGCCCTGGGCGGCTTGGATCAGGTGGCGGATATTTCTGCGATTGAATTTGAAGGTCAGCAGCGCCGAGGCGTGATAGCGCGTCAGGCTGTAATCGCTGCGCCGCTCGGGCTGGAGATGCGCCAATTGCCGCTCGGTCGGCGGCTCACGCAGCCAGCGGCGGCTTTTATGGGCGCTTTCATCGGTCTCGTGCTCGTTCAGCCAATCATCCGCGGCGGCAAGTGCCACCATGCGTTCGCCGATGGAGAGCAGCCTTGTCTGTTCGCCCCGCGCACCGCCCACCGCGTGCCAGGCACCGTTCAGGAAAAAGATGCCCGCCCAGCCATGAAAGCCATTGGCCAGCAGTGACGCGTCATCACCGAAAAGGTCGCACCATTCAAAGCTGGAGCGCGAGAGCAGATCGATTTCTGTCATGATGAAATCGGAAACTGGTGCCGTCGCGTGTCCACCTGCCTCAAAGGCATGACCGCAAATCGGGCATTCCATCACGGCGATGGGGATTTCCGCCTCGCAGGATGGGCAGGTTTTGGTCGGGGCCTCACCAGTGCCGGGCTGGCTGTCCAGATCCACATCCTGTTCCAGGCAGCCATGGATTTGTGAGGAGGTACCGAAATCCAGCACGATGCAGTCGCGCTTGATGATGCCGGGATGCTCGACCGGATCAACGGTGCGCAGCCCGCGCCCCACCATCTGGATCATGGTGGCCTTGTAGGAACTCGGCCGCAGCAGCACGACGCAGGAGGTGGGGGGATGGTCCCAGCCCTCGGTGAGCACTGCGACATTGACGATGACGCGTGCCTCGCCCGAGGCATAGGCCGCGAGTACGGCGCGGCGCTCTGCCTCGCCCATATCGCCGGTGACCATGACGGTTGGTATGTCCGCCGCGTTGAAGGCCGCCGCGACATTCTCGGCGTGCGCGATGGTGGAACAAAAGGCGACGGTCTGTCGGTCCCCGGCTTTTTCCTTCCAGTGCTTGACCACGGCATCGGTCACCGGGACGGTGTCCATCACCCTGGCCACTTCACTCATGTCGAAATCATCGCCGCTACGCCGGACATTGCGCAGCTCATCCTGCACGCCGACATCAATAACGAAGGTTCGCGGTGCCACGAGATGGCCGGCGGCGATCAATTCGCCAAGCCGGATCTGATCCGCCACATTGGAGAAGACCTCGCGCAACCCGATCTTGTCGCCGCGATTGGGCGTGGCGGTCACGCCATAAATGCGGCAATCGGGGTTCTGGTCGCGGACGCGGTCAATGATGCGCCGATAGCTCTGCGCGATGGCGTGATGGGCTTCATCAATCACCAGCAGGTCGAGCCTTGGCATGGCGTCCAGATTGGCCGCGCGCGTCAGTGTGGGCACCATGGCGAAGGTGACCTGACCGGCCCAGGATTTCTCGCCGGCATCGAAGACCGAGGTGGTCATGCCGGGATTCACGCGACGAAACTTGGCGTGGTTCTGAGCGGTCAGTTCGTCCCGATGCGCGAGAATGGCGGCCTTGGCGCCATTGCCCGCAAGATGCTCGCCCACCGCAGCGGAGAGCATAATCGTCTTTCCCGCACCGGTCGGGGCGATACCAAGCGTATTTCCGTGCTTATCGAGCGCAGCCAAGCTGCGCTCAACGAATAGCTTCTGGCGGGGGCGAAGCATCATGGCGGGGTGCTCCTGCTTCAGCGCGCCCAGCTGGGACGGGGATCGCCACCGGCGGCCTGCGGCGGGGGTGCGGCAGGATAGGCACTAGGCTGCACGGCGGGCGGAGCCATGGACGCAGGGGCTGGCGTCTGAGGCGGAAGGCCAGGCAGTGCAACGCGGCCCATGATTTGCGCGTAGTCCCGATGATCGGGTGTCAGCGCCATGCGGATTTCGTTCTTTTCCTCGCCATTGGTGTCTGTGCCAACATCGATCTTTGCGGCGAATTCGATCCCATCCAGATCCGCAAAACTGGTGATGCGCCGCGCCGCCTGAGCGTTGGGCGAGACATCCTTGTCAGAAATGCCACGCGCGGAATTCAGCATGCCTCGAATAAGGCTGCGGCCCATATTGGCCCAATCAGGCCCCTTCGGGCTGAATAGCCCAATCATCGAGAAAATCTTGCGCTTGGCGTATTGGCCCTCAAGCACGGTGAATTCGCAATTGAGGTACACCGCACCTGTCGCGCCGCGCGTGGCAAAGCCGCCATGCCAACCCTGACTTGCATCATCAAAGCCGCCCGGGCGGATCGTCAGGCGCACCTTGGCGATGGTGCCCTTGGGGATCAGGTTCGGGTTCTGGCGCGCGTCATTATAGTCATTCCATGCTGCCATGGTCTGTCTCCTTTACTGGCTGTTGGTGGGGGGAGTGGTTTCGGATGCCTCGGGGGCTGGCAGCGCAAGCTGCAGCCGTTCCGCAATCGGGCGTGCCGGGGCACGGATTTTCGCGAAAAGCCTGCCGAGATGGGGTTCTTCGACCATCTCAAGCCGTCCGCTGCGATCCTTGGCCGGATAGCCCCAGGGGTTCAGCGTTTGGCAAACCAAGGCGCGCCGCAATTGCCCTTGCTCATCCTTGAGCGCGGTAAGCGTCAGAACCTCGTCGACGATGCCCGGCAATTCGAGCCCGGTCTTGCTGCCATCGATCTGCGGCACATAGACCTTGCGATTGAAGTCATCGAGCTTTTCGTCGAGGATCCCGACAAAGATGATGTTCTTGCCGCGCGTGTGCTGCAGATGCGTGAGCCAGGCGATCATCTCTCGCCCATGCAGGCCATAGGCGCCGCGGATATCGGGCTTGCCGCTTTTTTCTGAGAAGGCTTCGGGCTGGCCACGGCACCATTGAAAGCAAAGCCGCCCGGCGACGCTGATGCTATCGACAAACAACGTCTCATAGCGATCAAGCTTGCCAGGGTCGCCGAATTGCTCGCAGGCCATGGCGTAATGCGCCGGCGAGTAGGACTGTTCATCGCGTAGCGCCGGGTTGGGCCCGCCGATGAAGGCGGCGAAATCCCGACATTCCTGCCATGTGCGCGGGCGGATGGTATCGCCGGTCCAACCTTCGACGGCGAGATCGCCTGCCTCCAGATCCATGAAAATCGTGCGGTCGGCGGGGAGCGTCCAAAGCAGGCTGGTTTTACCCTGGCCACTGCCGCCAAAAATCGCGGCCTTGATGCCGCGCGATTCTGCCAGGCGCTCCTCGGCGCTGATGATCCTGAGGGCCATTATTCGGTCACCTCAAGAATATCAGCGAGCGTCATGCTCGGGTTCTCTGCCCATTCGGGATGTTC